CACCAATTCTCATACATATCTCTGATTTGTGCCATATACTTACTTGCTTAATAAATAAATATCAGTCTGATTATTCTATTAGACTGCCACAAGGACAGCCTAATATATATAAGCAAACTAACTAGCTTAGTGCTTCTTGCCAAGCATAAGAAGTTCCTGCTCTTGATTCAATTCTCACGATGAATAAGTCGTTTAGAACTGCACATCCATACATACATTTCCATCCAACTGTTGCTCTTTGATTCAATGGGTCTTCAGTTCCTGCAGCACCAAATGGCTTGTAGAAAGTTTGAAGATTTTGAAGTGAACCAACTCCGTATGCACCATTTCTGAAAGCATATGTAGGGAATACTTGGAATGGGTCTCCAGATTCTGGAGTTACAGTAAATGGTTTAACATTAGCTGAGATATAGATGTCATAATTAACACCTGCAGTTACAAATCCATCTTTGATTCCTTTGAAGTCTTCGTAGATTAGTTTGTTCAACCAAGTATTAGTAGATGATGATTTAGCATAATCTAAGAATACATTAGGGTGCATAATAATCTTGAATCTTTCTCCAGTTTGTCCTTGAGATGCAAGGAAAGTAGTTGCTTTAAGGATTAAGTCTAAGTTCATAACATCAGCAGCTGTTAAGCTAGCTCTAGCTGTAGCAGTACCTGCATAGATTACTCCAATAGAACTATTTGCAAGAGTGTCTTGGATATATTCATCGATAAGTCTTCCTGCATTGTTAGCTAATTCTCTTCATTGAGCAGCGATGATAGGAAGAAGTGTCTCTACATCCAATACATCTGAAATAATTGAGTAGTCTCCTAATTGAGTAGGAACAGCTGTTACAGTCTTAACTACATTAGTGTGTCCATCTGGAGTAACTCATTCAGTTAAAGCTGCTTGAGCCAAAGAAGTTGTCATAACTCCTAATCTAGGCCAAGTAATAGACTTGTATCCTTGATGAGAAGCTTGTACTCAGAATTGCATGAATACAGTGCTAGGTTCTCCATTCTCAAGGAATGATTTTTTAAGTAAGTAAGTTAGGAAATCGTTTACATTTGAAACATCATCAATATTTCCTGTTTGCATGATGTTTGCAGCTTGGTCTGCTGCTACATTAAATCTGTCAAAAGGCATTGTAATAAATTGTATAAACTAAAATAAGAATATTTTAGCCAATACCAACTTAGTTATGTCCCCAAGATTGTGTTTTCGCCCACTTAATTAAGTCTTCTGAACTCATCTCATTAAGTTTCTTTCAACCAACCTCAGTTGTTGGATTGGCTCATGCGATAACACTTTTAGCTCATACTTGCTCAGTTGCATTCTGTTCTGATACAGCTGTCTGAGTTGATACTCTTCCATGCTGTCATTCATACAAAGAAGCTAAATCATCGATACTTAATGAACTGTATTTGTCAGCAAATGAGTCAAAATCTCATTCGTAACCTTTACCTTTCATCATGTTTCCAAAATAAACTTTTTTGTCTGCAGCTCTTCCTGCAACTTCTGCTTCATACTTTGCTTGTAAGTCAGCCATCTCTTGAGCATGCTTTTCTCTCAAGGCTGCATATCAAGATTTTTTCTCTGACTCAGTGCTATCTAAATTTTCCATATCAGTCATCTGATAATAAATAGAATTTAAAACCGAGTAATTCTACGAACTCGAATTGATTTAAAGACTTCAACTTGTCTACAATTGATTAGTTTAGCGACTTGCAACTTCGGTCTTAGATTATTTGAGAGTATTAATCTACTCATTCAACTTTCTCTCCTCTAAGGATTGCTTCAGCTTTCTTTACAGCTTCCTGTGCTTTCTTTATCTCTTCTGGGTCAGCAGTAACTACTCTTGCTAACCTTTCCATTTCTCACATTCATTGTAGGAATGCTCATAATACCTCATAGAAAGAATATCATTCTGTCTTAGCATTAAAGCAGTTATCCTTAGCTAATACTATGATGTTCTTTTCTTGCTTCTCTTCTCTTACTTTCATAAGTCTTTTGAGTGCTTCCCATCATGGCATTGCCATAACTTCTTTAATTGCTTCAATTTCTTCATCGGTAGGGTCATCTGGAGATTTCTCTACAGTTGGCTCTTCCTCTTTACTGACTTCTTTGTCAGCTTGCATTAGTTCTTCTTCTAGTGCCATAGTTAGTTTACTTAGTAAATAAAATAGATTTATTATTCTGAACTATCCACTTCATGGGTTTACCCCAATTCGTTTCAAGACAGTATTTAACTTGGTCTAGGAACAGGGTTTTATCTATCGTATCAAATCATTCTGTCATTATTGCTATATCTTCCCTAGATAACATCCCTATCCCCTTGTTATATTTTCTAAGATAGTTGTATATCATCTTCCTATATACCTCTTTCTTATATCTCTTGGCTTTTTGCCTAGAGAGTTCCTCAACATTAATCTTCTCCTTATAAGGCTCTTCCTTGATTAATGAGTTTATATCTCTAAGAACTTGCCAAGTCATCTTATAATCTCTCAGTTAAAAAGTTTTTAAGTTTTTCTATCATTTTCATATCAGCATGATGCTTCTCTAACCATTCTTTGTCTTTCTTGTAAACATCAGATGTAAATCCATTGTTTATAAGATACTGTCTAATATCAGCAGGTAGCTTGAACATAGGTATTGGTGCAACCTGTGCTTCAAACTTTATTCTTCATTTAGCTTTAACCACAGGAGAATCTCAAATAGAACCAATTACAAATCATTCTGGTACATTTACCTCTTTAGGTTCTTCTGCAGTGATTATTTCTTTTTCTACAACGGTACTAACTGGAGTTTCCTCTTCAATTATTACCTCTTTTACTTCTTCAACCTTTTTCTTTTTGATAGGTTTCTGTCATTTCTTGAATACCATGTTTATTATTTAGAATATAAATTAACCCATTCCATTACTTGTATTGATATTCTGCATTCAACTTACATTGAGTGAATCTCATTTGTTATGAGTAGCCCAATTGACTCTACTTCATTCTTCCATACCTGTTCATGAGTCTAAGTTGTTTATAGTATCAAAATTTATGTTAGTTAATGGATTGTTATTCTCTCATGCAGCCTTGAAGTCTGTTACTTTAGGCTGAGAAGCCATATTCATAGGATTAGTTCCTAATCATTGACTTACCATATATTGTAATGCTTGTATTGCTCTGAATTTAGCATCAGTATCATCAGCTTTGTTATAATACCATAGTCTCATTTGGATATTAGCATTCTGTGGTATATAAACTGAGATGTCTTGATTTAATAACAATACATCTTGTTTGCATTGATATTCCTCTAAATCCATCTTAGTAATAGAATCTAATTCTGACTCATTCAATCCATTATAATAACCAATTGCTCTTTGTATGTTGTTTAATAGGAATGGTGGAGTCTCTGGATTAGATACTAGCATGTTATATTGTTCAATATAAGCTGCTTTCTTCTCTTGATAGATGATGTCTTTTAAGATAGGGTCTACTATCATGAGAGAGAAATCTCATCTTACATCTTTCTTTGTTATCTTCTTATATGTTCAGCTTAATCAGTTATTTACTCTCCTAATCACTTTCTTAGAACTATCTTTCCAATAATATGTCATGAATGCTCTATAGAGTTCAGCAAAGTCCTTAGTTCAATAAGCTAAAATCTGATTCTGTAATGATGTAATCATATTAGCATTAATCTTCTGGATTTTAGATGCTGTTGCTGTGTTAGGGTCTGAATTAGAACTAAGTCCAAGTCCTTGAGCAGTAGCATTAGTAAATGATTCTGCTAAAGCCTTGTTCTTAATCATGCTAAGTGAGTTATATAAGTCTGAACTTATCTGGCTCTGTGGTAATTCATATACCATAGATGAGATAGGCTTTGTCATATCTCTCATCTTAACTGGAAACCATCTATTCTTGATAGACTGGTTCTTTAGTGAGTTGATATTGTTCATAAATACTTGCTCATCTATGAAGATATTACCTCACATCGCTTCTCTAGTTACCTTAATCTTATATAAGTTAAGCAATAACTGTTCTGTTCTATGTCAGTCTTCTATTATGTTTACTAATGAAGTTCCCCACCAGTCTTGTGCATCATATGCAAATCAATAGACTGCAATAGGGATTACATTATCTGTCTCTGGTACATCATATATATCAAGTATCTGGTCGCATAGCATTAATACGAGATATAACTTATTCTCTCCACTCTCTTCATCATATATATATGTGTAATGATAGTGGATAGTATAATGTCCAGTTGTTGAGTTATAACATGTTGAGATACTTCTTAGGAAAGCATCCTCTGTCTCTAATCCATTGATATATACATCATAATTATGGATTATCATTTCTTTAAATTCAGCATTAGCTGCTACTGGTAACTCTTCTAATTGTTTCTTTGTAACAACTCTATCAAATCAAAAGAAAGGATAGTCTTTAACTAGAAGTGAACCATCGTTATAAGGATATACAAACCTTGGGTCTATTCTCTGTACTGTAGGCACATTCTTCTTCTTGTTATATCATGTGAATAAGAATACTGCTTTACCATATTTACATACATCCTCTAATCACATATATCTATCAAATCCCCAATTCTCGTTAGTGTAGTCAGTCTTATACATGTCAGTGAAATTCCTTGCTTCCATCTGATATAATACATTCTCATCTTCCCAACTAACATCTGGCTCATTGATTATACAAGTAGCTTGCATTGTCCTAGAAGTAGACCAAAAAAGCTGACTTCTTAATAACTCATCATTCCTTTTAGTTGAATATATATCTTTCTGAGATAGAAAAAGAGAGTTCTTAGACCTATTGGCTTCAAATCCATGTCTGTACTCTCATATTATCTTCTGTCTTAATTCATCTGTTAGTTTAACCATTTACCTAGCTATTGAAGTTAAATAACTGCTTATGTCATCATCATAATATCTTAGATAGGGATACATTCTCATTATCATGGTGTCTAATAAGTCTGGACTTCTACCAATCCTTGCTTTCATTTTCTCCTTAGGTTCTATCCTAGTCTTTCAGTCTATACTCTTCTCATCTATATAGACATTAAGCATCTCTTGGGTTAGTATCTCCCAGTCTTTGTCACCATCTAAGTGTTCCCACTTAATTGCTATTTCCCCTTTTTGTACCTTTTCTTGTAAAAGAAATGCACACTGAGATTTTAAATTAGCATAATTCTGTTTATTTCATGTCTCTATAGGCTTAGAATTGTTTATAAACCCTGTAGAATAAGGGATTCAGTCCACAACTCATCATCCTACTCAATCGGCATCTATTATTATGTTCCTTGACTCTATCTCGTATTGATTCTG